TCGACACAACGGCGGTATACTTTCTGGTCGAACTCGTTCCAGTCTAAAGTCAAAGACGTCGCAAGTTGAGCAGCAATCTCTGACGTGGTCTTAAGGTTCTGCTCAAGAAAAATCTCAGCCTCATCAGTAGTCTCGGGAAGTTGGGCGGGGTCGAAGGCAGGTTCCAATCCCAAAGCCTGAGCCTCTTCGTAAACCTGCTTGTTCTCAATGGCTGCCTCTACGTTGGCACGCTTCTGGTCTTTCTCGCCCTTGCTAACTGGGTCGATAGCCTCCACCCGGGGATAGGGTTTGCGCGACAGAATCCTGTTGACTACGACTTTAACAAACTTCGGAACAATCGGAACCGGGCTCCAGTCTAAGTTCAACAACGTCCCATCCCCGTTGTTGGGGTCGAGGGAGTTGAGTATCTGCTTGTAAATAGATGTGTCCTGATTGCCAGACGCGTAGTCTCGGCTTTTCTCGAAGGACTCCATCCGTCGACGAAACAAAGAAGCGTGGTCTTCACCCTTGCCCCACTGTCCTTCAATAGCTTTGGCGTATTTCAACCCATAGCTCTTCAGGGACTTCGTCGGCACATCTGCAAACGGGTCTGGAAAATTGCCGTATTTATTTTTGTTCCCGTTATACATCATGGCACAAGGCTGTGGCAAATATAATCATTGCTTACCGTCGTCTTTTGTTGGTAATACTAACTCCGTCCCCACTGAACTTATAGCTCCTGAAGAATTGTTTGTCGTTGAAATTAGCCTTCGGCTTAGTCGGCTTTACGTTTTGAGCCGCAAGCAGAGCAAGGCCTGAACTAATTGAAAGGTCGTACTTAGTTCGGTCGTTAATCTTAAACCCAACCCAGTCCTCAAGGGTTCTGTTAAAATACATACTTCCCGCACCCTCCTCGAGATACCCAACGTGGTCGTGGACATACGCCTCGATAGCGTGAGCGTGAGCTTGAATCACATCCTGACTGTTTGAGGGTATCCCTTTAGTCTTTACATTCTGTGAAGAGTTCGGAGCACGCAGATGCGCAGGGCGGTCCAAGACATATCCATCGTAACCCCTTGATTCAAAGTACCTTACGATGCCGTACTTATTGTTCTCTATTAACAGGGGGTAGCCGTAAAAGACGGCGGCCATAAGTATGTCCTCATAGAAGATACTGGCGAGGTCGGGGCGGGAGGCGTACTCTGCAACAAAGTGATTCGAAGGACAGTCCTCCTGCATGTTGAATTTGTTGAACAGGTGGCATGCGCCCTTAGAGCCTCGCTTGTCTACGGTCTGGTCAAGGTCATAGCTATCGACACCACCCACTCCGATGTGAGGGTGGGGAGCAACACGAACACCCCGGTCGTCTTTCATGACGCTTCGCATATGGGCGGGCGGCATCCAAGACAAATGCCAACGGCCCTTGGGGTCTGGAGAAAAAACAACAGCGGTATCCCTGACGCCGGAGTTCCAGAGGAAGTTGCCCCGTACAACCGGGGCGGGGTACATATTGTCATTCAGCTCTATCTGCTCATAAATCTTTCCGATATTAAAGAGGCTGCCCTCAACACTATCTCGAAAGGCTTCGTCAGTTGTGTATGGGAACTGACGGATGAACTCGTTCATTTCTCTGGCGTCACCTTTTAGGGCGTTTCTCTCGTTCTTAAGAAACGTCTTGGAGCCAAAGTGTATCATGTCCCCGTCGATGCCCTCAACGGGCTGCTCAGGGTCTTCTACTACAGGGTTGCCGTACACATCGAAAAAACCCTCAAGGGCTTCTTGAGCTGGAATAAAGATTCGATACAACCCGGTTATGGTCCTCCCGTTTGCATTTCGCTGCAGTGGGTCAGAGTCGCGCCACAAACCCTTGTATTCTTTCCCGCCCTTTTCCATGGGGTTGACCGTACTCCCCACCATGGCCTTTCCAATAATCTTCCTACCTACAATCAAACAGGTTCTCTGGATGCGCCAAGCCTCTCGAATGTCCGTGGGCTTCTCCCACTTGCCGGCCTCGTCCAGATACAGCATATGCAGCTTCTCCCCGTCGTAGGCGTTGTTGGTTGTGTTCCTGTGGTTGATTACAGTGTTCAGGGCGTCGCCCTTGTAGCTGGTCTTGTTGTTCTTGGTAATCCGCTTGGAGGGCTCACGGAACGCCAGCTCCACACGGGGGTTGGTGGTACCGTCTTGAATAGGCTTAAAGAAGAACGGGTAGGCACGGAACATAGCGACGACCTTCTTCATGAAGATATTCTCCTGCGCGTCCTTACCTGTCTTGCTCTGTATCCCCAACAGCTTGTCTTTGACTTGCGTACCTTCGTCAAGCAGAGCTGAACTACACATATTTGTGTAGCCACTACGTCGACACTTGGTATACAACTGACCCATGCACCGGGGGTCGGCCTCGCACGCCGCCATGTGGATATACAACTCTCGCTGAAAAGAGAGGTAGTCCGGGTATCCAATGTCCATCTTAGTCCACTGGAGCAGCATGTAGTGGCGGCCCGTTATATATACAGGTACACCATTATTGAAAAACCAAAGGCCCTCACGGCGGCGACGGAACTCCTCCTCGATGTACGGACGGAACTTGGCCCGAAACTCGTTAGGGGCTTCCATCCACTCATCCATACTCCGAACCCGACGTATCTCGTCAGGAACAGAAACCCTTTGCCATCTCTGGTCAGCTTGTGGCTTGCCATAGCCGACCACGCGTTTAGGGTCTGGCATCTCAGGAAGCGCAATGTAGAGTCCTGCAACCTCGACAACTTCACCCACTGAACCGTGGGGACAGATGCAGACAACGTCTTCTTCATAGCCTTCCAGAGCTTTTAGCATCACTTACTATATCGTTCCGCAAAACCACCAGAGTAATCTTTCTGCTCTTCGATAGAGCCTTTCTCGTTCAAGTCCTTGACCATCTGCTCAAGCCTCTGCCTCTCGACCAAAAGCTCTTTGCAATCAATCGCGGTTTGCTTGACAGACTGCAGCTCCGCTTTTCGAGCAGAGCCAGTGGCGTCCGGGTCGACGGGTTTAGCGACCTCTTTAATCATATTGTCGATGGCAATCTCCATGGAGGTCATTAACCTGCCCGCAGCTTCTATGGTACTGTACTTACGCTTCGGCATACATCAAGTCATCGTCACGCATCCGGAACACCTTTGAGCCATCATCGAGCTCCATCTCGTAGTCAGAGTTTTTGGAATAGTATACCACGTCTCCAATACCAACCCCCTGCCTTTCCAGCTCTGGGGTCGTACTCATCAACCTCCCTTTGTTTGGGGGCTTGCGCTTAAAACCAATGTCTACAATGATGCCGCTATCGCTGTACTCGTATTCGTCAGACTTTTCTGGTGGCTCCAAGAAAATCCATCCGCCCAACATATTGATGTCTCCGCCACTGTCGCGATAAGCAATCGCGTGACAAGCCACAGACGTGTCGGGAGAATACATGACCAGATACAAGTCGTCCCCTAAATCAAGGGAAGAACTCATGATGACATGATGATGGAAGAACAAGATGTCGCCTTCAACGGCACCGGTGTAGTGCTTAGATGGAGCCGCTACTATCTCCCCGTATGGGATGCGGTGCTGGTGCTCGTTGAACTTGCTTTGCAAGTAAAGCTCCTTGTCACCAACCTTGATAGTGTTCTTGTACTTCTTATCTATTCGAACGATAAAGTGATTCAGTGATTTCATTCAAAGTTGCAATCGTATTCTACTACTACAGAGAGGTTCTCTATCGACTTCCACAGGTATGAGGCGTCGTCATCTTCAATGTAAATGTTGTACTTCCTTATGTTGTGCGAAAAGAGCGCGGAGTCGTCTTCTTCAATTAAAGACACACGCGATTGGCCGGCTCTCATGCCAACGAAATAGGCCATGGCGTCCTTGGGATTAGGACCCACAACAATCTTACGGATTACGTTCATGTCAATTTAGTGATGCCTGAAAGGTAAGACCATCGTCTTCTTCTTCAGTCTCAATAAGGTATGCCTCTCTTTGCAGATATTGAATCTCGTCAAACTCGTCATC